ATTAAACAATTAGAGTTAGTAAGTAAGATTAACTTTGAGGTAGAGATTATTGAGAGTTGTGTAAACTCATTTGATTCTAGGAAAGACCTTATACAATCATTATCAGCAAACGTAAGAAAAACAAATTAATTAATTAAATCAATGTAACAATGGCAACAAAGAAGAAAGTAAAAAAGAAATTAAGTTTAAGAGACAGAATGGCTGCAAAGAAGATTGAATTAGCAAAAAGTGGCGAAGGTAATTTTTTAATTGAGTATCTTAAAGATGAAACAACTTACAGAGTAAGATTATTACCACAAATAGATGAGGAAGCTGACTTTGTACAAGAGGTAACATCATTCTATTTAGGTCAAGAATTAAAATCAGTATACTCACCAGCATCAATAGGAGAACCTTGTGCATTGATGGAAGCTTATCAGGAACTTAAGAAATCCAAAAATGAGGAAGATCGGGAAATGGCTGAGAAAATGTCTATTAGAAAAGCATTTCTAACTCCCGTTATATTCTACAAAGATGGTAAAGGTAAAAAGGTAGATGAGGAAAGATCAGGTAAATTGGTAAAGATTGCAAAATCAGTATATAACCAATTGATTGACCTATACCTAGATGAGGATGAGTGGGGAGATATCACAGACCCAAAGAATGGGTATGATATAAAAATTACCAGAACTGGTAAAGGTAAGAATGATACATCCTATGATGCTAAACCTTGCAAGAATACTCCTATCCCTAAGAAATGGAAAAAACCAGTTGACTTATCAGAAATGGTAAATGCAGTTTTAGCAACTTATGATGAGACTGTAATCGCAAGGGATAAATTTTTAGGATTAGATGCCGAGGACGAAGATGATGGTAAATCTAAAAAGAAATCTAAGAAATCTAAAAGCAAATCATCTTCTAAGAAATCTAAAAGCAAAAAGAAATCTAAGAAAAGAAAAAGTGATATATAATGGCAAAAAAGGCAAAAAAAGGATATAAGGTTTTATCTGAAGCAGCATTAGCAAAAAAATACCAACGATCTGGGACTGCTTCAGATGTAATACTCGACACTGATAAGATGCCATGGTTACCATCCCGCTTTCTAGCATTGAATGATTTGCTAGGGGGCGGGATTCCATTTGGTAAAGTGTTGGAAATATATGGTGAGGAATCAAGTGGTAAATCATTATTGGCTTATGATTTTGCATATTGTGCTCAAGCTTTAGGTGGTATCGTATTATGGGCAGATGCTGAATTTTCATATAGTAAAAGATGGGCAATTCAAAATGGTCTTGATAATGATATGGTAATTGTCTATAAAGAAACTGCTATAGAAAATATATCCGATTGGTCAGCAGATCAGATAGTTTACTGGAGATCAAAACTTCTGAACAACGAACCTATATTATTAATTATAGATTCTCTTGCAGGGTTAGAATGTTTATCTAATATAGGAGTTGAACAGGTATCTAAGAAAGCTGAAATGGGTAATAGAGCTAAAAAGATAGGGGAGTACTGGAGATTAAGACACCCACTATATGAGGATTTAGGAGTATCAGTAATAGCAATAAACCAATTAAGAAAAAAGATAGGAGTATCAAATTTCGAGGACCCTGATACTACACCTGGAGGAGCAGCAACTAAATTCTTTGCATCACAAAGATTAGCTGTTTATGGAGGTAGACAAATAAAGGAAAAGATTAGGGGTTATGAAACAAGAGTTGGCAGGGTATCAACTATAAGAAGTATGAAGAACAAGGTAGCTCCACCTAGACCTACTATAAAAGCGGCACCTATGATATTTCATGAGGAGTCTAAATTAGATATCGGATTCGATAAGTATTTTTGGTTAGAAGAGGTACTCCTACGGACGGAAGTTTTAACTAAAAAGAAAGGGGGATCATCCTATAAATTTAAGGATAAAACTATCGCTGTGGGGAAGGATAAATTAATAAAGCTTTTAAGAAAAGATGCAAAATTAAGATCGAAACTTTTAAGGAGATCAGGTGTAAACACTATATCTAGAACTAAAAAACTTCTTGAATCTTTAGATGAGAACCTATACTCTATAAAAGGAATAACCGTAGAATCGCAAAAATGAAAAACGCAATTATAGTAGATGGTAACAATTTAATGTATAAAGCATTAAAGGTATTCAAACTATCTTATGAAGATAAAAGCACATCAATGATATATGGTGTACCTAATATTATCAGATCATTGATAACATTATTATCAGCAAAAGAGGTTTATGTATGTTTTGATGGTGGAAGATCAGAACATCGTCTAGAGTTGCACCCCGGTTATAAAGATAGGGATAAGGGTGATGATTTTGATTTTAAGGATTTTCAAAGGCAAAAGAAAATTGTTATTAAGGTATTGGTTAAATTGGGGGTTCCGGTTATAATGAGAAGTGGGATGGAAGCTGATGATATTATATGGTTAATAGCTCGAAGATTGAAGAAAACCAGACATGTAATCATAGTTTCTACAGATAAGGATTTCAATCAATGTTTAAGTAAAAAGGTATCAATATGGAACTCTTTCAGAAATGCAAGAATAACACACCTGAGTCTATTTAAGGATTATGGTTATTATCCCGAAGAAACTGTAGATTGGTTAGTATTGGATGGTGATAAATCAGATTGTATACCTGGGGTAGCAGGGATGGGAAAAGTAACCATAAGAAAATTCTTAGACAAACATTCTATAAAAGAATACCTAATAGGTAATCATGAACAGTTTGGAAGATTTGAAAAAAAGGCAGTGGAAGAAAAGTATTTATTCAATCGACAACTTATTGATATTAGACTATTTATAAGAAGGAATAATATAACACTTAAATCATTGAATATATCATTAAAACCAGAGGTAAAAAAGATTAAAGTTAAATCATTTATTATATGGTGTTCTCAATATGACCTTAGAAGTTTTCAGAAGGAAAATTTTATCGAAAAGTTTAAACGATTAAATTATGAATAAAGAAACAATAGTAGAAATAGAGTATGAATCACTTGATGGTAATGTTGATTTATCAATGTTATATAAAGGATTACCTTTATTATATAGTAACCATGGTAATAAAGAATATTGTATATTTATGGGTTTAAAAGACAACGGTATACTTGTAAAATTTGGTAGAAATGAAGGAGTTCTATTAACAAGTAGAAAACTATTATTTGCTGTAGATATTATTGAACTAAGTTTAAGAATAGAAGAACCAAAAATAGAAGATGAATGCTGCGGCAGATGTGATGGAGTCCATGATTTTTGTAGAAGCGAAACCAACCCCGAAAAATGAAGATATTAATTAGTGGAGTATCAGGATCAGGTAAAACAACATTAGCAAGAGAAATATCAAAAAAATACAAAATCCCCTTTCTTACAAGTTCTACAAAAATGTTTTGGAAAGAATATGGTATTAAATGCCATTTGGATATTGTTAAAAGGTCAGTTGAAGATGTAAACTTTGGTTTAGAGTTTCAATATAAGTGTTTGGAATATAGAACAAGGGAATTCGCTAAACATTCTCAATTTGTATCAGATAGAGGTATATTAGATAGTATAGTTTATTTTTTGATGCAAAATGCACCTTACACATCATCATCAGTTACTCATGATTATATATCAGTTGCAAATGATTTCTTAAAAAATAATCCAAACTGTATAACATTATTATTAGGGATGCCACCCAAAATAGGTAATGATGGTAAAAGGATTCAAAATCATTATTACCAAAGAACATCAGATGCCATATTTAATTTAGCAAAGAATACCCTTATAGAAAGAGATCAGACTATACACAATATACATAATTGGGATTGGCGCAAAAGAAACAGAGAAATAAACAACATAATATCAAGATATGGAATCTAAACCTTTAGCAATTATATATTCAGATTTACACCTAAACATTTGGCCAAAATTCAATGAAGGAAACCAAAGACTACATAATGGTTTAGATGTAATAGAAAGGATTACCAAGAAAGCTCAGGAACTCAGAATACCAAAAATATTTTTAGGAGATATTATACACAAAGAAGAATCAGTAAGCAATGAATTACTTTCTGATTTATTACCCCAATTAAAAAAATATTTCGGAACTAAGTATGGTGAAAAAACACTTGCTATAAGTGGAAACCATGACCAATCAACTAATAATTTTTTTGATGATGAATCAACCTCTTATATAAAAACATTATCAAATACATTTGAGAACTTTGAATGTATAGATTTCACAGGGTTTAAATTAGGTGATTACCATTTCCATGGTGTACCTTATATAACCAATGATATAGGATTAATTGATTATATTAAAGGGCTTGGTAGAGATTATAAATCTAAAAAGAACGTACTACTTCTACATACTACATTACCAACTGCAAGAGATACAGATAATAGGGAGATTCATTCCAACCTAGAGAAAAACAAATTTTTAAAAGCAACAAAAAGATTTGATTTAGTTCTTTCAGGTCATATACATAAACCAGAGGAAATAATAAAAAAATATATGTATTCTATTGGAGCACCTCAACAACAAAGGGCTACTGATAGAGATTGTGATATGGGTTATTGGATTCTGTATGAAGATTTAAAAATGGAGTTTGTACATTTAGACCATTACCCTATATTTAAGTATTATACAAAAAAACCTAAGGATGATGGTAATTTTTGGATTAAAAAACCTAAAAAGAAAAAAAGAAAA